CTCGTATCGGCCGGTGTCCCCCGACATGACGATCGCGGAGGCCGACCCGGCGCGGCCCACGGTGCCGCTGTCGTTCGCCGAGCTTCGCCCGCGGGTCATCGACGGAAAGCAGGTATGGACGTGGGACGCCTTCGACATTCGGAACCCGGAGGCCCCGTCGTACCGCGTGCACATCGCCGGGGACGGCGCCACGTTCGGGAAGGATGTGACTGAGCAGGTGCTCGGGGCGTCGTTCTCGGGCGATGCGTACCCGTACCGGAAGTCGGACGGCACGCCGGTCCTCCCGGTTGTCCTCTACCATGCGGCGCTTTACGGCGATCGCCTGTTCGATCCGTACTACGGGATCGAGCTCTACGAGGGCGCTCTGAACCTGAGCGTGTACTACTCGTACCTCGGGCACTGTCTCCGCGATGCGAGCTATCCGCAGCGCTACGCCGTCGGCGTGAGAGTCGCCGGGATGGAGCAGGTGGACGGGAACACGCGCGCTTCTCGCGCCGAGGTCATCACCGACCCGACTACGATCCTCATGTTCGATCCGGTGGCCGAGACGACGCAGCCGATGGTGTCTCAGTTCCAGGCGGGCGCCGATGTCGAGAAGATCGAGAGCACGATCGCCGCCATCGCTCATCGTCTCGCGACTGACGCGGGCCTGTCTCCGTCTGAGCTCCAGCGCGTGAGCGGGTCCGCGAAGTCGGGCTATGCCATTTCGCTAAATGCCGAGGGTAAGCGAACGGCACAGAGGAAGTACATTCTGCAATTTTCCGCGGCAGATCAAGAACTTATCGCGCTGTCCGCGATCCTCCTGAACCGGGCGACCGGGACGAACTACCCGGAGTCGAACTACCGCATCCATTACCGGGAGATCCCACTGAGCCCGGAGGAGATGCAGGCGCGACGAACGCACGTAATGGAGATGATGGCGGCCGGGCTCATGGACCGCGTGGAGGCCATTCGCTATTTCGGGTCGCTGAGCGAGCAGGACGCGGTGATCCGACTCAAGGCGATCGATGAGATGAACGGAAAGGCGCCGCCTGCACCGTTGGCAGAAGGAGCGAACCGCGGGGAGGCGGCGCCCGGAGTCGACGTATCGCGTGAGCACGCCGCCGCGATGGACGAGGCCGTGGACGAGGTGCGCGCGTCTGAGGAGGCTATCGCCGGGCTGCTCGAAGGAACGCTCACCGATGACCAGCGCGAGGTGCTGTCCGCCGTCCTCGAGTCGATGCGCGAGGCCCGCGGCTACCTGACCGGCGAACCCGTCGAGGCGTCCGAGGAGCTCCCCGGCGAGGTTGAGTGATGCCGTTCGTTACTGACCGGCAGCGCCGCTATCTACAGGTGAACAAGCCCGACGTTTACCGCGAGTTCAAGGCCGCGGAGGAGCGTGGAGACGTGGACACGAAGCCGCCCGTGACTGTCGCAGCCGCCGCACGGCGCGGCCTCGAGCTCCGACGCGAGTATGGCCGCGGTGGCACGGCCGTCGGCGTTGCGCGAGCTCGAGACCTGAGCAACCGCAAGGAGCTTAGTGTAGACACTGCGCGCCGCATGGTGGCCTACTTCGAGCGTCACGAAGTGGACCTCAAGGCTCCCGCGGCGAAGCGTGGAAACCCTGGGTATCCGAGCGCCGGGTACATCGCGTGGCTCCTCTGGGGAGGGGACGCGGGGCGGACCTGGGCGCGGAAGATCATGCGTCAGCAGGCGCGTGTGGACGAAGCACAGAAGGAGATGGGATGAACAACGACGAAGGGACGACGACGCCGCAGCCTCCGAGCGACGATAGCGGCGCAGCTGCGCGCATCCGCCAGCTGGTGGCGCGCGTGAAGGAACTCGAGGGCCGGATCGGTGAGCTCGAGCCGCAGGCGCAGCAGGCCGACAAGTGGCGCTCGCAGTACGAGGAGGCCCGCGCATCGAGCAAGGCCGAGCGCGAGGCGCTGCGCCTGGAGCGCGAGATCATGTCCGCAGGCGTCGTAGACGCCGAGGGCCTCGACTACGTCCAGCACGCTTACGGGAAGCTCCCGGCCGATGGACGCCCGCCTATCGGGGAGTGGCTCGCGAACCGCGATGGGCTGCCTAAGGCAGTCCGCGCGTACCTGTCCGACGCGGCACCAGCGCCTCAGCAGGCGCCGACGCTCCCGTCTCCGACGGCGCCCGCCACCGTGCCGATGCCTAAGACCTCCACGGCGACGGTTCAGCAGCCGCCCCCGGAGGCCGCGGCGTGGAGCGCAGAGGCGATCGCGCGGATGTCTCCTGCGGAGTTCCGAGCGAACCGAGAGGCCATCTTCGCGAGTATGCGGACGCCTTGACAGATTGTCACTCGGCGGCGTAGCTTCTGAGAAGCGGCTACGCCGCTGCGCGCTCGGGGCAAGCTCCCGTAAACAGTGACAGGCGCGGCCATCTCCGAACCTCATAGGAGGCCACAATGGCCAACGAAGTCTATTTTAGTGGGCTCTCGGGCAACGCCCGTCTCGCCGCGATCCTCAATCAGGCCGTCGTTCAGAAGCTCACGGACTCCGCGAGCCTCGTCAATCACCCGTCGATCCTTCAGCTTCGCTCGATGAACGGCAGCGGCTCCACCGTCGTGCAGGTGCCCGTCGTTTCGTGGGGCGCCGACGCGATGGCGGCCGTGGCCGAGAACGCCTCGGTATCCAACACCGCGCTCACGACGACGAACGCGAACATCACGATCGCGCGTCAGGCCCTCCGCCGTCAGATCAGCGACCTTGCGCAGCTGACCGCGACCGGGATCCCGCTCGACGTGACGATCGACAACCTGGCCGCCGATATGGTCGCTGCGTACCAGAAGCGCGCTACCACCATGATCTGCGCCCTGTCCTCCGGGTTCTCGACCTCGGTTGGTACGACCGGCGTTGACCTCTCGGTCACGACGTTCTACTCGGGCATGTTTGCTCTCCAGCTTCAGAGCAACAACGGGCCGTTTACCGCCATCCTGGCGCCGCAGCAGCTTAACGACCTCATGTCCTCGCTTCGCTCCGAGACCGGCCCCGGCCAGTACATCGCGGCGAATCAGGAGATGTTGCTCGCCAAGGGGCAGGGCTTCGCGGGCACGCTCTACGGGGTGGACGTGTTCAAGAGCTCGTTCGTCCCGACCGCCAACGGGGGCCTCGACTACCTGGGCATGATGATCGCCCCCGGCGCCATCGGCCTCGCCACCGGCACCGCGGCGCCTGTCATGGGCTCCGAGACGATCGTTCCGCAGTCTCCGATCGTCGTGGAGTTCGAGCGTGACGCCTCGAACGGCTCCACGATCATCGTGGGCAGCGCCTTCGTTGGCGTTGGCGAGATCGACGACGCCAAGGGCGTCGGCATCCTGTCCGACTTCTAAGCGTTGAAAGCACGCGCCCGCGTCGGTGGTTACCCTACTGACGCGGGCGCTTCTGCGTTCGCGGAAACAAAGAAGGAGTGAGATATGGCGGCGACATTCGGCACGGCAGGGAGCGGAAACTATTCGGCGCAGCCCGCACAGCGCCCACAGGCGATGAAGGAGCTCGTCAAGCTCGAGCCGCGCCCGGCGTTCTGGTATCTGCATCACCCGGCGCGCTGGACCTATCGGGAAGGTGAGTGGGTTCCCTGGCTCTCCACGCTCGTAGCTGACCCCGGCGTGTCGAACGTTGATCAGCACGGGAGCACGGAGGCCGCCGAGGTTTCCAAGCGCCGCCGCGGCTGGACGCTGATCCCCTGGGATGCCATCGAGGGCGGCTATTGCGTGTCGTACGAGGGCGTGGCAGGGCCGGTGCATATGTCGCGCTGGGAGACGCCAAAGCTGGTCGCTGGCCAGACCCGGATCACGAATGACGAGGAGGGATACTGGGCCTTCTGTCGTTCGCTGGTGGGGCGCTACATCGAGCTCCCCGATCCCGACTTCATCGCGATCCAGATCGAGCGTCAGGAGAAGCTTGTGGACGAGTGGCGCGAGAAGGCGCCGAGCTCCCCGTTCCACCGCGATGCCCTCGCCGTCGAGGAGGCCCTCCTCGAGAAGATGAAGGCCGCGATGGAGCGCCTGTACAACCCGCCCTCCGAGGACGGAGAAACGGCGCCGAAGGCTACGCCGAAGCGCGCGCGGGCTCGCGTATGAGCGGCGAGCGCCCCGGATACCGGGAGGCGATGGACCGCATGACCAAGCAGTTGCGGGAAGGCGGAATGCCCGCCGATAAGGCGCGCAAGGTGGCGCAGGAAACCGCGCGCAAGCACGACGCCAAGCAGACGGATAAGGGCCGCTAAAGGGAGAGCAAATGAGCCTCGCTGAAGTCGTTTACTCCGCACGGTTCCGTTCCACGGAGACGATCGAGCGAGGCAGAACGCAGGTGCTCTCCTGCCCGACGATGCGCGCAGGCGCCACGGCCACGCCCTCGGGCGGTACGTTCACGCTGTACCGTCCCGACCGGACGCAGCTTGTGGCGCCTGCCGCTGTCACCATCGCAGGCGGGATCGCAACCTTCTCGCTCGCCGGTGGCGTCACGACCGCGGAGATCCTGTCGGAGGGGTACCTCGTCGAATGGGCGCTCACCATGCCCGACGGTGTGGTGCATACGTTCCGCAACGACGCCGCGGTGTGTCGTCGGACGCTCTACCCGGTCATCAGCGACACCGACCTATTGCAGCGGCACTCCGACCTGACCGCCCTCCTCGGCGGGGCGACGAGCTACCAACCGTATATCGACGAGTCGTTTTTCACGATCGCGAACAGGTTGATCGCTCAGGGCCGTAGGCCGTGTCTGGTCATCCAGCCGAGCGCGCTGCGTGAGTGTCACCTAATGCTCTGTCTGCACATGATCTTCTTGGACTTCCAGACGA